ATCGTTCTCCGCGACTTCCTTGTGGAGTAGCTCTGCCGTGAAGTTAAACGACCAACGTGCCAACTCTGCACTCATCTTGAGGATGTCGAAGCTCACGACGGGGCTGACAGGGTTACGGGCAATGGCTTCAATCATGGCGATCTTGAGTGCGATTTCTGAGAAGCGTACCCAGAGATAGTCCTTGCGACGGGCGCACTCAATCTGCCATTCCTTGAGCTTGTTGTATTCGTCAAAGGCGGTGTCTTCCCATTTGATCATTACGGGCACGACGGCTGACGATGCAACGTGCTGAAGGTTAGTGAGATTGCCAATGCCCGCTGGGACGACCGAGGCTGCGTCGGTTACGTCGTTGAGAATTTCCTCGGGTGGGTTTTCCCCCGCTTCGGGGATCTGACTGTCGGGGTATTCTTCAAAGGGCGGCACAAGCAAGATGCGGCTCATGGTGCCGTTGTCGAGCATCTCAAAGTTAAGAGCCTTGGTCAGCGACGAAGGGGTCGTAGTGCCGAAGAAGTTGAAGTTCGGTTGCTTGATGTCAAAGCGTTTGCGATCTTTGTTGTCGGCGTATTCTTGACCGTGATAGGTGCCGTTGCTGCTGGAGTAGACCTCAAGCAAGGTCTTGATGATGTCCTTTTGGTGAGACGCTGCCATCTTTCCGGTGAGCGATTGTAGGTACAAACCCATCTCGTCAAGGTGAGAGATGCGTGAGGGAAAGTCGTGGAGCGTTCGCAGAATGGCAACGCCAGATGAGAAGCGGTCGCCAGAGATGTAGTCCTTGAGTCCTGCGTTTTCCAGTATCTTCTTGACCTGCTGGCGCGAGTGGTCCTTGCCTGCACCCGGTGTGGCCACCGCAATCGCAAAGAGATTGCAGCGTGTGTTGAGTTGCGTCATGGCATACCGCCGCCCAAAGAGTGCGCCGAACATGCAGAGCGTATTCATCAGGGCAAACGTCGGCTGCGGTTGCTGGGCGGTCGCCAAGATCCAGCGTGTCACGCGGCCTACGAGTGAGGGGCTATCAAACCATTCATGCGGGAAGTTGGCCTTGGTGCTACGCGGAAGTTTCTTAAGGTCCATCAATCCCGTGAGATCCACCCGGACCTCTTTGGTGGGATTGAGATTTAAATGCGGCGCAGGAACCCAGCCATTCTGCTGGGCGTAGTAGTACAGTGTCCCGGCTCCGATCTTGGAAGGCGGCGATTTGCTGTAGTGGTCCCACCGCTGGCGGGTTTCGAGTTGGTTGTACTTGCCCGAAGCCTGTGACCATTGGTCAAACACGATGAAACCTTTGCCTTCGGTGGCGCAGTAGACAGCCATGCCGATACGGTTCCAATCGTCCCATGAGAGATCGGGATTCGGGACAAACTTGAGGGCATCCTGTACGGCGGTCAGTGTCCCCGTCAGTCCCTCTGCGGAAGTCTTGGCGTCCTTGTCGGGAAGAAAGGTCTGGAGTTTTGTTCTCCGAAGATTGGGCGGTAGCGCCTTATAGGCGGCTTCACACGCCTCCAATACTTGCTCCCGGGTCACAAGGGGCAGCGCCTCCAAAGGCATCTCATGGGGCGCAGAGAAGGGCCATTGGTAGGGCTTGTTGGTATCGGGGTGCGTCGAGTAGGCCACGAACTGCTGGCCCAAACCCAGCACCTCAATGGGGTGCATGCTGATTTTGGAGAACGGCTCATCGGAACGATAGAGATAGAGTGCCTTCGGGGATTTGCCGATACGCACGAACTCTGTCTTGCCGAGCTTCTCTTGGAAAACGTTACCGACCGCAATGGCGACGGATGAATCCAATACGTCGATGTCAATTGCAACGACGTTGCCGGTCAGGATGCCGATACCGCAACCGGGCCACTTGTTCCAGATGTCCACATGCGACTGCATGCTTTTGACCGTGGTCCATCGTGGCAACTCAGCCCACTGATTACCGTCAAACCGTCCGGGCCGCTTGGTCCCGGGCATGATCGGGATGATGCTGTAGCCCGCGTCAACGAGCTTCGCACCATACTCAAACATGTATTCCTCAGACATTGATTGCTTGAACCTCAACCCGTTCGTTGTCGTCGTATTTTTTTGAAGCGACAAGTTCACACACGGCAGCATCATCGTCAAAGACGATACCGTTCAGCGCGTCGAGAACTGCCTTGATAATGTTGTCAAGGTCGGGTCGGGAAACGTGCCATCCCGTCTTGGTCTTGTGGGAGAAGTACGCCGTGATCGTAACCTTGACAGGACCTTCTAACACGGTCTTCCCAATCATCGCAACTTGAGCGAGCGATCTAAAGTCGCGTTCAAACTGTCGGGTCTTGGTTGGCGTGTAGGTTACGACGTTGCCGTTCTTGGCGCGACCAAAGCGCGGACGGGCTTTACCAATCGGTGTGCCGTGAAAAACAATATCAATCATACAGATACTCCAAAGTGGTGGCGGATCTTAGCCAAGTGCATACGAGAGGGCTTTGACTGATCTTTGATGTACGCCGCAAGAGTGTTGCGAGACATGCTCATCAGACGCGCTGCCTGCTGGATCGTCAGGCCACGGGTCACAATCACGCCGTAGAGTCTTTGTCCACTGCCCCTAGAAGGCGGCAAACGCAACTCTTTCGCCTTGACTTTCCCTTCGGTGCGCACCTCTATCATCTGCGCCCAGCGAGCAGAGGGGACTCGTGAACCGTCAAGCCACTTGGTGACCGTGGTTCGGTTGCAGCCTAGCAGTTCAGCAAATTCCTCGTGTGTCAAGTTTCTTTGCTTTAAGTAGTCATTCAGGGTCATTACATCCTCCGTTAGCCCCCTAACGAGTGACATCTTGCCACCTATTGCATTCCGTCACAAGGGGGTGTATCGTCCGTCTCACTGGCCTAGCCAGTCAATGAGGAGATGTGAATATGCGAAATGAAACTGAAATTGCAAATGATCTTTGGGCCGCGAAGCAGGCTGAGTCTGAAGCCAAAGCAAAGCGGATTGAATTGGAAGAAGAACTGATTGCTGTCCTCGGTTCCAAAGAAGAGGGGCAACAGAAGCACACCGTTGGTGATTACAAGATCACCATTGAAGGCAAGCTCATCCGCAAGATCGACTGGAAACTATTTGATGCGAGTGTTGCATCGAAGATTCCAGCGTCAATGCACCCGGTGAAGATAGTCCGCGAAGTCGATGTGACCGGGGTCAAGTACCTCGCTAACAACGAACCGCAGCTCTATCGAATCCTGAGCAGTGCGCTCACTGTTGTTCCCGCTAAAACCTACGTAAAAATTGAATTAGGAGTTTAACCATGGCTATATCACTTGCTAGTCTCAAGAAGACTGGCACCGCTCGTCCGCCGCGTATTGTTTTGTACGGCACGCACGGCATCGGTAAATCAACCTTCGCGGCGCAAGCCCCGGAGCCTGTGTTCATCCAGACTGAAGAGGGCCTTGATGCTGTCTCTGCAACAGCGTTCCCGCTCTGCCAAAGTTTTGATGACATTCTGGAGTGTATCGGCGTTCTCGCTGGCGAGAGTCACGACTTTCAAACCGTCGTGCTAGATAGCGCAGACTGGGCCGAGCAGCTCATCCAAAAGCGTGTTGCGCAAGACAACAACGTCAAGACCATTGATGCCATCGGTTATGGGCGTGGCTACAAAGCCGCTGCCGATTACTGGAGACAGTTGCTTGACGGGTTTGACCATCTGCGTTCTGACAAGAACATGCAAATCATTTTGCTTGCACACTCGCAGGTTCGCAGATTTGATGACCCGCTTGCTGATCCGTATGACCGCTATCAGCTTGACCTGCATCACAGCAGCGCAAGTCTGGTGAGCGAGTGGTGCGACATTATGATGTTCGCCAATCAGCAGTACAGCACAGTGAAGTCGGATGTCGGCTTCAATCAAAAGGTAACTCGCGCCATCGGCACGGGGAACCGAGTGCTTTACACCCAAGAACGTCCGGGCTGGCAAGCCAAGTCTCGTTGGTCGCTGCCCGACACCCTACCGCTGGACTACGGCAAGTTTGCTGAAGCCCTCGGAAATTCAATGAGCCAAATCGTAGGAGAGTAAAATGGCAAAGTTAAACTTTAATGCTTCAGAAGTTGCCCCACAGCAAAGCGGTTATGAGCCGCGACCTGCGGGCGAATACACCATGCAAGTCGTGAACAGCGACATGCGCACCACCAAGTCAGGCACCGGCCAGTATCTCTGGTTGGAGTTCGACATCCTGAGCGGCCCCGTTCGTGGCAAGTTCTTTGAGAGACTCAATCTTTTCAACGACAACGCGAAGGCAGTAGACATTGCCAATCGGCAACTCTCTGCAATCTGCAACGCCATTGGGATTGTGTCGCTTCAGGACTCTGAGCAGCTTCACATGAAGCCGATCAAGGTTGTGCTGAAAATTTCCGAAAGCAAGGATGGTTCTTTGCAGAATACTGCGAAGTACTTCCCGGCAAGCGCAGCCCCCACCGCGACTGCTCCGGCTCCCGCAGCTCCGGCTGCGAGCGTTGCAAAGCCTTGGGAACGGAATAAGAAGTAACAGGTAGGCATGGCACCTCAGGGTGTCATTTAAATTCCCCCCAGCTGAGCGCACTCTGGGGTGTCATGCCGATTTAAATCATGGTCAAATTACCTAATTTACAAGACCCGACATTGCTTGCATTAGACGCTGCCTTGGAGAAAGCGCAGTTTAGATCTGATCGCATATATCTCGGTGCCTCTAGCATTGGTGAAAACTGTGAGCGTAAACTGTGGTTAAGTTTCCGCTGGGCCAAGAAGGGCTTTATTGAAGCCTCTGGCCTAAGACGAATTGAAGATGGGCATCGGGGCGAAAAGGTATTGGCAGATTGGCTGCGGCTCATACCCGGAGTGAATCTTTCCACGGAAAAGGAACCCGGTGTCCAGCACAGTTTCCAAGATCACGGCGGTCATTTCCGTGGCAACTGTGACGGACTCATCACTGGTCTTTTGCAATCTCCCAAGAAACTTCACGTATGGGAATGCAAGATTGTTAACGAGCAGAAGTTTAAAAAGATCTCTGCTTTAAAGATCAGCAAGGGCGAAGAGAACACACTCAGAGAGTGGGATTACGTCTACTACGCTCAGGCTCAAGTGTATATGCACTACTTCAAAGCCGAGCGTCATTACATGACTGTAGGCAGTCCCGGTGTGCGAGACATCGTAAGCATCCGCACCGAGTACTCCGAAGGCGACGCGCAGAAGTTTATCGACAAAGCCAAGCGCATCATTTTTGCATCACGACCGCCGAGCAAGGTTTCAAGCGACCCCGCATGGCATGAGTGCAAGTATTGTTCGTTCCATGGTTTTTGCCATAACAGCGAGATGCCGACGCAGAAATCGTGCCGAACCTGTATGTACTCAACTCCGCTGCCAGAGGGTACTTGGAAGTGCGAAAAGCATGACCACTTGTTAACCGACTCTATGCAACGTAAAGACTGCGACGACCATCTCTTTCACCCTAAGCTTGTGCCGGGTGAGCAGACCGATTACGGTGAGGGCTGGGTGGAATACACGTTAAGCGATGGAAGCAAATGGACAAACCGGAGCTGCTCATAGAGGACGATGATGAATTCACATTCTCTAATGAGGAAATGTATTTGGTATTGAAGGCGCTGGATGTGTACGCACACGCCATGCTTCTTAGCAACTCTACTTCTGAATTTCTTGAAGTACAGAAACTTGCTCAATACATACTGAAAAAAATGCCAAGGTCAGGACTTAACTCGTGATTACTTTACGCCCCTATCAAAACGAAGCCATTGAGTACACGTTTAAATACTTCAAAGAGTACGATGGCAATCCGCTGATCGTTCTGCCCACCGGCACCGGCAAGAGTTTCGTCATTGCTGAATTTTGTAGACAGGTGCTAACCAACTGGGGCGACTGCAAGATCGTGGTCGTGACCCACGTACGGGAACTGATCAGGCAAAACTACGACGAGCTAAAACGACTGTGGTCCGAGGCCAACGCGGGCATCAACTCAGCCGGTTTAAATCAACGCGACTTTGAGCCGTCAATCGTATTCTCTGGGATACAGTCGGTGCACAAACACGCGACCAAGTTTACGAAGGTCGATTTGTGTCTTATCGACGAAGCGCATCTTATTCCGCGTAAGACCAATACGATGTACCAAAAGTTCCTTAAGACCCTGAAGGTGATGAACCCTCACATGCGGGTGATTGGGTTGACGGCTACACCATATCGCTTGGACAGCGGGCTGCTTTGCTCCGGTAAGGATGCCCTCTTTACGGACATCTCCTACGAGGCTTCTTTGGCCGATATGGTCAAGCAGGGCTACCTAACCAAGCTCGTCTCCAAGGAACCCAAGACCCGGCTGGATGTCACCGGGGTCAGCACCCGAGGCGGCGAGTTTGTGGCCGGAGAACTGGAGCGGGCGGTAGACAAGGACGATGTGAACCGCGCTGCCGTTAAAGAGATTGTGGCGTTTGGGCAACAGCGTAAGTCATGGCTGCTCTTCTGTGCGGGCGTATCCCACGCGACCCACATTGCCGATCTCGTCCGTAGCCACGGGATAACCTGCGAGACGATCTTTGGGGATACCCCTAAAGCCGAGCGTGATCGCATTGTGGCGGACTTCAAGGCGGGGCGCATTCAGGCGCTGGCCTCTATGGGCGTACTCACCACGGGCTTTAACGCGCCGTCTGTGGACCTGATTGCGCTGCTCCGGCCTACTCAGTCCGTTGGACTCTACGTACAGATCATGGGCCGTGGCATGCGTAACCACGATGGGAAGCAGGACTGCTTGGTGCTGGACTTCGCAGGCAACGTCGCCCGACATGGGCCAGTGGACCGCATCAATCCCAAGAAGCCGCGACGTAGCGATGAGGCAGGAGAAGCCCCCACCAAGACCTGCCCCGAGTGCAAGAGCATCGTTCATGCGGCAGCGATGGAGTGCATGGACTGCGGGTACATCTGGCCTCCTCGTGAAATCAAGATCGACCGCACGGCTTCGACGCTACCTGTGATGGCGGCTGCGATTCCGGAGCAGTGGGTCAAGGTCAACGCGGTGTACTACCGCCGCCATGAAAAGCCCGGTAGCCCCGACAGCATGCGAGTCGAGTACCGCTCTGGGCTGATTACTTACCGCGAGTGGATCTGCTTTGACCACCGGGGGTATCCGCAGGAGAGGGCACGCAAATGGTGGCAGCGTCGAATGGCCGGTCCCGGGATATTACCGAAGAGCACAGCCGAAGCCATCGCTCAGTCTGACTCGCTGCTGAAGCCTGCTGAAATCAAGGTTCGTAAGAATGGAAAGTACACCGAAATCACGGAGTTTAGGTTTATGCCCGATCTGCCATCGGGAAGAACGGGGATGGATATACGACCCTCGCTCTCGCGTGCCAGTTGATTACCAACGGACCAAAGCACGTTTCTGTTCAATCAAATGTATGGATGCCTACATGATCGACAAATCACCAAGAGAAGTCGTCGCCATCAACGATGCGGTCGCTGCCGCTGGTCACTTCATTGAGGCCACGGGAGTCTACGACTTTATGAAGTTCACGCCGGATCAGTTTGATGAGTTCATCGAAGCCATCATTACGGCTTACGTGGAGTCTCTTCAGCAGCAGACTGAGGAATCCGAACTGGTTCGCTTCCCCTGACGTAGCCGTTGCCCCGGCAGATCTCTTGGTTGAATGAGGTCAACACGATTCCAGAATACTTGGGATGTGAACACCACCCCTCGCCTTCATACGTCTTGATGAAGTGCTTACACGACTCGCAGCGCATTACAACTTGACCCCTCTAAACCACGCATCACCGTGCTCAACCACACAGAGTTCCGGCTGCAAGAGCTTGCCCTTGTGGAACGTCAGCACAGCAAATCCCGAGGCCCAGTTAACGGGACCGGCTTCGGTGTAGTTGAATTGCGGACCATACGGCTCAGCCATGGTGCCTGTATCTACACCGTATCTACGGCCACGGTAATCCGCCCAAGGCGTAACCTGAAGCTTATGCAGGTGCCCGTGCACGTAGGACACGCCCGCCTTGAGGGTGCTGTTATAGGCCGAGTGAACGCCACCCGCGACAGGCCGATGCCGGATCGTAGTCCAACCGTCTGTATGATTGTTTAAATGCACGCACCATCCCGCACGCCAGCGGGGTAGATAGTCGAGCAGGGTCATGCCGGTCATCTCTTCCAGTTCGCCCACGCGGCTGGAGAGGTAGTTCTCAAACCGGGCATCGTGGTTACCAATGGTGCGGATCAACTTGGCCTTACCCGCAGCCCGCTCAATCTCTGCGCATCGGTCTTGAACGGCAGCGATCTCGTCCTTCATCTGCGGCTGCTTTTCCCACATGATCCGCGCATGGCGGCTGATGCGAGCGCCGTCCAAGATGTCCCCGTTCAGGATCACCATTTTCGGACTAAGCTGCTTGGCTAACTTACAAAAGGCTTGATGCGCCTTGGTCACGATACCGGGCCAATAATGACAGTCCGAGGCGATCAACACGACGCCATCGGTGACCGTATCAGACATCTCGGTTTCGTACTTCTCTTGCCGAATCTTGGCCAGTTCGTTGAGCCTGTCCCCAATTTTGTTTTTGATGCTACTGGAAGGCACGCTCTTTTGATCGCTTACAAGAGAAATACCGTACCTTTGCTCTACTATCCGTCGCCTTTCGTAGACGGATCTCACATTCATCTTGAAGTGTTTGGCAATTAAGCTCGCTTTATTAAACCGTTTCCAAGCATCTATAAACTCGGAATCGTCTGTGTATTTGGGCATGATTACTTCTTGGTGATTTTGATGCCGAGTTCCTTACGGCGTTTTTCCGTGGCCTTGTCGTCTCTGACAGCCCGCCATTCAATATGGCCGTCTACCACGCGGAACTCTTCCTTGTGTACAAGAGCGCAGTCACAGCACTCCGTGTGCGTGTAACCCCTCATGCGGTACCACTTCCCGTCCTCTATCTGAACGGGGATGTACTTCTCCCGCTTTTTCATGGGCTTGACTCTACCTGCTTGAGTAGCGTCTTAGCAAGTCCTGTTCGGCATGAGAGTAGATAGGACCGCCTTTGGCCTTACCAATTCTTTTGGCTTCGGCTTCAGAAAGTTGTTTTGCGTAAGCATCAGAATCAGCCTGACTGCCAAAGATACCAAGGTGTCTTCCGGTCTTTTCAAAAAACTTGATAGCCTCATCATCCGATACTACGCGGCCATTGATAACGGTTGGGATCAAATAGAACTTGCCATCCATCTCAATACCCATGGACCGCACCGTGCTGTAAGAACCATCTGGATTACGCACAGCGGGCAGTTTGGATACGTCAATATTGCCGGAGGTGATTAGACCGCCTTGACCTTTTTTTTCAGCCGAATAGTACTTGCCCATAATGTACTTCTCGACATCGGCTTCGGTCTGCCCCGGCTTAATCTTGACGTTGTAGACCTGTCCATCTGGGCCAGTAAAAGGAATAACATCAGGAGATTCCTGCTGATCAGCGGAGGGCGCTTCATCAGACTTTACTTCTGGTTCAGCCTCTGGCTCCTCCTTCTTTGGACCTTCAATTCTTTTATTGTACTTTTCAAATATGCTTTCAGTTCTTTTTAAGAGAGTATCTAAATGCTGATCCAACTCTTTTTCATCAATTAAGTTTTGTTCAAATCTTCTTAATTTAGAAGAAAAGTCTTTTTCAACTTTGTCAATTTCACGCTCCATAGCAAAAATTTGCTGGGCCTCCAGCTTTTCAATTTCTACCGGAGTAACTTTAATTCCAAAAGTTTGAAGCGCAGCCTGAGCTAAAGTTAATTTAGTTCTAGTAACGCTTTCAGAATCTGCTGCGGCCCGTTCAAATTTCTCCGTTGCCGGAGTTCCCGGAATCCCCGGCAGATTAGGAAGAAGTGACTTATAAAAAGCATTAAATTTAATAAGGCTATCATTAAGCAAAGCTTTTGAAGGTGTTTCGCCAATGCCAAGGCCCGGAAGATCTTGACCAGTGAAAGGATCACGCCCTTGCCATGCAATATTAGCGGCGTCAGTGATTGGACCACCCGGCTGAAGAAATTTAGGAAGAAGCGGGATGCTGGGCTTTCCAGCTTCTGTTGTTGAAAAAACATCTCCAGCAGGTAAGAAGCGTTGCACATCAAGGTACATTGAAGGAGGAACTTTACCCTCTGGTCCAACTTCTTCAGGCGCTTTAGATGGCAACTTGATCATCGTTGCCGGTGCGCCCGGTACACCGAACATCGTGCCCTTTAAGTAGTCCGGGAGCATGCGCCGCTCGGCTTCAATGTCTCTGCCCGGAGATTCGTACTCTCCGTATTCATTTAAACCGTAGCCAAGCGCTGCCCACTTCGCGTACTTCCAAGGCCGAAGAAGAGCAGATTCCGCCAGCAACGGAATGGCGCGGTAGCTATACGCAATAAACGGATGCGTCGTGTTGCGCATAAAATTAATTGCAGGCGCATTGATTTCGTAATCAATTAGCCACTTTTTTGCTTCTTTGGCTGCGTCTTCTGGAGACATTCCAGCGCGAATACGATCTACAAAAATGCCAAACCTGAAGATACTATCTTCCCCTTGATAAGCATCAATGATCTTTCCTCCAGTTTTTTCCCAACCGGCGTTGCCTACTTTTAAAGCTGCGTCAAGGACATTTTCAGCAGGGCGAGATTTTTCTAGTTCGTCAAGAACCTGCTTGCCCTCTCTCCCAAGTTCTTGAGAAGAAAATCCAGCGTCAAATACGCCAAGCTTGTCAGCCTGCTGATAAAGATCGCTATCTTTACCTTTACGAAGTTCGTTTGCCGCAAAGCCTAATGACTTCCAATCAGAACCTGACAAGTCGTAAATCATAAAGTTAGATACGACGTTGTTCATGTGAACCGCAGGATTAAGCGCAGTCTTACCTGCTTTCCAAGCTCTTAAAGCAGAAAGGTATTGCTTAAATACCGGAAAGTTTGAAATTGTTTTTCCAAGCTGCATCATCCTAAGATCGTTAGCAACCTCAGGAGAAACATATTTTCCAGCCAAGTTACCGTACTTAGGAATGTTAGTCTTTCTGATTTTGTCAGAAGACATCTGAACCCATCCTTCAACGGGTTGATCGCTGACAAACTCATCCATCTTAGAGATGTCGTCATACATCTTGTATGCAGCAATGTCATTCGACATCAACTGACCAGTTCGAGATATAGCGTAGGCAGCGTCGTCAATTTCTCCCTTGGCTTTTCGCTCTTCAGGAGTAAGTTGACGACGAATTCTTATCTTGTCTCCTTTGCTTTCTCCAAAGCGTTCCCACCCTTCTGCAACGTATTGATCTAACTTCTCCTTAGGAACATCTATGATTACTCCACGAGGCTTTAAACTTGAGCCAATAAGACGCAATTTATTTGCAGCCCTGTTGAGAACGCCTTCAGGAGCTAAGTTTTCTCTATACTCGCGACGCAAATAAGTTGCAGCATTTTTCTCAAATGTTTCTGGGCTAAGAAGCCCGACATCTACCATCTTTTGGCCGTATTTAGTAATGGTTTCTCTAGCCTTTTCGCTAAGATTAGCAAGAGTTTTTATAGGCAACTCTTCTCCTTGCAAAATGTAATACAAGGATCGACGCTCTTCTTCGCTAAGTTTTGCTACGTCTTTAGTAAGGTCAACAAAGTCGGATGACATTTGATTCCTAAACATCTTGGCGTTTTGCTTAACATCCAAGTAGTCTTGAGGAAGACCATAGTTGTCAATAAACATTCTTGAAAAAGCATCAGCAACGTTTTCACTACTTCCAACGGGAATCTTTTTAGCAATTTCTTTTCCGCCTTTTGAAGCTCCAAATCCAGCAAGGGCAGAAAGAGCAAACGCCATAGCTTTATCTTGAACAGGAGCATCTTCAGGTAATGCTTCCATTCCAAGAACGCCAGTCGTTGCAGCTGCTGTGGTAGATATTGGACTTTGTTTTATAAACTCTAAAGCGGGCTTTCCAATAAGATTCTGATAAACCTCAATTGGTTTTGAAGCAATACCTTTTGGCTTTAACTCCTCTACGGTAGGACCCAAGGTTGATTTGATGACTTGCTCACGCGCAGCTTTCTCGGCTTGTCCCGCAGCCGTAGCCTCAAGGACATCTACGCCTGTTCTTTCTGCGAACTCTTTAGAGCCCTCTCTAACGACTTTGGCTTTACTGCCAAACGGAAGCGCCATGGCCGCAACAACTTCGGTTCCCGTGGCAGGGATTCCCGTTGCCTGCTCAAGTGGTTTAGCAGCAACGGTTTCAATTGCTGCTTCAACAGGAGCAGAAGCCGCGCCAAGCAGACCAAGCGCAATCTTTCCAGCACCTTTTACCTTAGGCATAAAGCCCGGCTCTTGCAACTGAGCAACACCCTCCTGAGCAAACTGATAGTTTTCTTCAGCCGCTTTTTGCAAAGCCTCTGGGTAAGAGGTAATTGGCTCAATAGCCTGCTCAAAAACAGAGGGTTTAGCTCTTACCTCAGGAGTAAACTTTGGTTTGGTTTCAGCAGGTTTCGGAACAACTCGCGCAAGATTAGACACCGAAGCCAAATCAACTCTTGATTGATCTTCGGCAGGTTTTGGAACCACTCTCGCAAGGTTAGACACCGAAGCAAGATCAACCTTTTCTTCAGGATAGTATTTATCAAAAATGTATCTGTTAGCGTCTTGCTGAGTTTGTCCTTCTTTTGCCTTTACGCGATAAGACTTCCCATCAGGACCAGTAACATTGTAGACGGGCATTCTTAAAACTCCCGATTAAGGCATTTCTTCTTCAATTACATTTGAAGATGTTTCAGCATTTATATCGTCTAACATTTCTTGAAATGTAGAACGTTGAGCAAGTTCCCAAAGCCTTAAAGTTTCTTCAGCATTTGGGTCTATTCTTGCTTTTATTTTAAGAGATCTTAACTCTCGCTCATTTAAATTTTTAGTTTTTTCTCTAGCGTTTAATATTTCTCTATCTTTTGTTTGTTGTTTTGGCGTAAGTTTTTTACCTTCAGCAATGCCAATAATAATTTTATCTTCAGGAGTTGCTGTGCCTTGCTGTTGTCTAAGACGCGCTTGAACAAGTCGATCAAACTGAGAAGGTCTTGGCGCTCTATCAGGAGTTTGAGGTGCAATGTAATTTTGTTTTTTAAGCCAACCTTTAGAAAATTCAACTTTTTCTTTAGGAAATTGATCTTGGTTTTGAATTACGTTTATATGATACTCAAGCTCTTGAATATTAGTTGGAGACTTTTTTGTAGACGCTTCCGCCTCAGCCGCACGCGCCCGAGCAAGATCCTCCTCCTGCTCTCTCTCCAATCGTGCCTGCTTATCAAGGATAGAAAGAATAGCCTCTCGACGCTTTAAATCCTCTTCCTCTTCTTTCGCCGCTCGTTCTTGACGAGCAATAAGAAGATCACCACTCTTTCCGGTCGGCATAACAAAACGACGAGACAATGCCTCAAGCAGATTCTTCGGCTCCGGCTTTGGCGTGAGCAGTTTTTCCGTAGTGCTTTGTAACTGACGCATTAACTCATCGCGGTACTGAGTCTGACGAGCAGGCATTTCTCTTTCAGGCGCACGATACGGCTCGTAGTCCACGGAAATTTCTTCCGGAACACCAGCCTTTTCCATGGATCTACGGATTACCGATGCCAAAGGACCGCCGCTTTCCATCGCGCTGCCTAGTGAAGAACGAAGAACATCAAGACCAGAGATCGGTTCGTTATCGTCCATGGTGAATCACCCAAACTTTTTGATGAGGTCGTAAAGATCTTTAAGATCTTTAATTCCGCCGATCACTTTTCCAGCGCCAGTCGTACCATACTCCCAATCTCTTGGAAGCGTCTGTGTCTGTTCAATCTTGGTTTCAGGCAACCGCACACCTTCCAGCATGCCCGACAAGAATTTTGCCTGTTCCGCCGGGTAACCTTGTTGACGCAAGAAGTCCTGATAAGCCAGCGCAAGATTCTGCTGCTGCAACTGCCGCTCGGCAGCGCCCACGCCTGTAACGGCCTCGGCACCACGCAGACCCAGTTCTTGAGCCGTGCCACCCAGTTCGCCGTACTTACCCGCAAGGCCCATAAGCGACTGAATGTCCTGCGCACCCAGACCGCCTGAGATGCGGGCAAGATCTGCCATGCGACTTACGTCGGCACCGTAGATGTCCGCAGCCGTCTTGTAACCTGACTCCAACGCCTTAGCTTGTTCGCTAAGCACCGCCTCGCCCACATCGCGCAGCGCCCTTGCACCAAATTCTCCCATCCGCGAGCCGCCGAACTGACCGGCTTTGGTGAACTCTTCGCCAATTGCTGGAAGAAACTTTTCTTGCAACTGCCGTAAGCCAACGTCCGCAATACGGTTAACCACATTCTGCGTGTACGGACTCATGTATTGAGAAACCGCCCCGGGAAAGGTCGTTCCAGCGGCTTGCAAATAGGGGGCTGCGGCACCCATGCCGGTCGTTTCGCCTGCACGCCCAAGCGCCATCTTGGCCCCTTCTAGGAACGGTTCAAACGTTCCCGCAGCCTTCTGAGTAGCCGCCATTCCCGTCTGTTCAGTCGGGGTAAAACCCGCGATTCTAGGACCGCCGTAGGTGGAATAGGGGATGTCTGCAATGGCCTGAGCACGACCAAGCATGTTCTTGGTGTACTCGTTGTACCACTCGGGAAGTTGAGAGGTGGCCGTGCCAGTTAAGGTCGTCGGCGTTGGCGCTTGGCCTTCAAAAAGAAAATCAGTTACAGACATTAGGTCAACCCTCCGCCCATATACTTACTAGGCGCTTTTGCGTTTGGACTAATCCGGCCACGCGAGAGGGCGTTACCCTTGTGCTTGCGGATATTAGCACGGAACTTATCCATCCGTTTTGCCCCCTCTTTGGGAGAACCGTCGCCCAATAAGGCCAGAGTCTCCGCATCAATCACGTATTCCCCATCGCTCAGCAACGCCGGAATTTTGTCATCTCGACCAGAGCCGGGACCGGCAACGTACCGGGACTTATTGCTGCCGCCCGTGGCATAACTCGTCAGACCGCCAGCGGCAAAGCCCGGCTCTTCATCCGGTGGCTTAGAGGGCGGAAGTTGCGGCGGTTCAGGCGGCGAAGGCGGGACAAAAACGTCCGAAAAAAACCTTGCCTCAGGACCGTAGCCGTACTTGTAGTAGTCAATATCCGGCTTAAGCGCAGTTCGCTTAATCTCATACTTCGGTAACGCGCCGCCAAAACTAGTTGGCAATTTGCCCGTTGTCGGAGGACCGCCTTTTCCTGAAGACGCCGCAGCGGTAAGACCGCCCAGCAACTTAAGAAGTTTTTGGAAATCTTCAAAATTTTCAAGAAGTGCTTTGATTTGATCAAGCGGAGATTTCTTAACCTCAGTTGGCTTGTAATCTTTAAGAATGTCCTCTGGTTTAACTTCAATTAGAGGAGGTTCAGGAACAAACAAAGGAGGTTTAGCCTCCGGCTGAGTCGGCTTAGTAGTCTCAATAACTACTTCTTCCAGCGGACCTTCCGGAGCAGGAGTGGAAGGTGTTCCCGGAGGAACAACAACCGGCGGAACTTCGGGCTTAGTTGGCTTCGTAGTTTCAATAACTACTTCTTCTAAAGGCCCTTCCGGAGTCGTTGGAGGAGTTACCTCAACAGGTGGCGGCGAAAGGGGAGGCGGAAAAGCCTCTGGTTGAGTTGGCTTCGTAGTCTCAATGACCACTTCTTCTAGCGGTGGCTGTGAAGAAACTGGAGGAGTTGCTTCAACAGGTGGTGCAAGAGGCGGTGCAACAACCTCTGGTTGAGTTGGTTTAGTCGTTTCAATGACCACCTCTTCAAGTGGTTCAACTGGAGGCTTA